GTTCAAAAGGTTCACGGAGGCAAGAAATGAAAGACCAAGACCACACGGTTAGCTATATGCCAATTGAGTATTACGCTATGTGCGAATCGTCTAAGCGTCGAATCAAAGAGATGCAAGCGCAAGGTATTCCTACTCGGTTTGATCCCAAAGACAAGCCAGAAGACGTAGGAAAAATGGAATCATTTACTGTAATGATGGTTAGTGAATAACCAAAGGAGATAGTCATGCCAGGCCATAAAAAAATGAAACAAAAAATCAAACAAAAAGCTCTTCCAAAAGCTATGTCTACTGCTGAATTTGATAAAAAAATGGCGGCAATAAAGGCTGATAGAACTCTTACTGCAACTCAAAAACAGGCAAAAATGAAACAAATGCAACAAACTAGAGTTGCAAGAAAAAAAGCAATGGTCAATCCAAAAATGAAAAGGAGATAGTTATGTATCATGGATCAATGAAGCCAAAGAAAAAGAAAAAAAAGAAAAAGGTTAAGAAGTAATGCCTAGGCGAAAGGGTAAAGGTTATAGCCCTGCACAAAAAAAGATTGCTCGCGTTGCAGCTCCTCGGGACAAAATTACGGGAGCAGATTTTAAGGGGTTACGTCGTGCCAAGAAAAAAAAGTAAACCCAAAAAGAAAAGCACCATACCCGCTAATGTAAAGAACAAAGCACTTTACTCGCGGGTAAAGGCTGAAGCTAAACGTAAATTTGATGTATATCCTTCGGCTTACGCAAATGCTTGGTTAGTTAGAACCTATAAGAAACGTGGTGGTACTTATGGCTAAACCTAAAGGTGGTTTAACCAAATGGTTCAAAGAGGAATGGGTTGACATCAAAACCGGAAAGCCGTGCGGTCGCAAAAATGCAAAGCGATCTCGCCGGCCTTATCCTGCGTGTAGGCCAAAAACTGTCGCTGCAAAGATGACCAAAGCAGAAAAAACAACTGCGGCAAGAAAAAAGACAGGGCCAAAACGGGTAAAGTACGCAGTTACTGCTTCAGGACGCAGACGTAAATCAACCAAAAAAGCCTGACATTTTTTAAAAACCGTGCTACAAGGCACCTAATCAACAAAAGAGAGATAGGAATTATGACACCTGAACTTGAGGAGTACTTTAACAACTACAACGAACTGTTTAACCATGCGGGTTTTAAGCAGTTAATTGAAGAACTAGCTAACAATGCAAGGCAGTTAGCAGACCTTCAGACCGTTAAAGATTCAGAGGAGTTGTTCTATCGTAAAGGCCAAGTTGCCGCTTTAGCTACAGTAATCAATATGGAAGCAACGATTGCTGCAGCGCGAGACCAAGCCGATGCGGAAGGACAAGAAGAGTTAGATGTATAAGATATATGACTTTCGCTGTGAGTGTGGTCATGTATTTGAAAGAATGGTACGCAGTGGAGAGACAGTCAGTAGGTGCGACTGTGGCTTGACTGCTATCAAAATGCTGTCAGCACCTAAGTGCGTACTCGACGGTCATAGTGGGGACTTTCCAGGTCGCCATATGAAGTGGATACGGGAACACGAAGAAGCTGGTAGAAAACGTAAATCTCCAAACGGAGTTTAATATGTCTAGAGCAACGATTGTTGACACGCACCTCGAAGAGGAGAATGCGAGCAACATCGAAAACGAAGTCCAAGAGACTCAAGAAGCGGAGGCAGAGCAATCTGCTGATGTGGTTGAGCAGACTCAAGACGCGGTAGAGACTGACACTGACGACGATATTCCAGAGCAATACCGAGGTAAATCTCTGAAAGAAGTTGTTCAGATGCACCAAGAAGTTGAAAAGGTGATGAGTCGGCACTCTAACGAGGTCGGTGAGCTTCGTAAGATAGTGGATGAGTACATTACGGCTCAAACACCATCGCCAGCACCTCAACAAGCTGTTGAGCCTGAAAGCGATATTGATTATTTTACGGATCCACAAGGAGCTGTTAACAGAGCAATTGAGAATCATCCTAAGATTAGAGAGGCTGAGAGATACACTGAGGACTACAAAAAGCAGGCAGCGTTAGCCACTTTGGGTAACAAACACCCAGATATGCAAACAATTCTTGCTGATCCGAAGTTCGCAGAGTGGATTAAAGCATCAAAGATTAGGACTCAATTATTTGTAGAAGCCGACCAACAGTACAATGCTGACGCGGCTGATGAACTCTTTTCTCTCTGGAAGGAAAGAAAGGTAGTTGCACAGCAAACCGCAAATGTTGAAAAACAGGTGCGTAAGCAACAACTCAAGGCGGCTAATACAGGTAAGGCTAGAGGCAGTGCCGAGTCAACCGCAAGAAAACAGTATCGCAGGGCCGACATCATTAAACTGATGAAAACTGACCCCGAGCGTTACCAAGCCCTGTCAGGTGAAATCCTTCAGGCATACGCAGAGGGTCGAGTCAAATAATCTGAAAGGAGATTGACATGGCTACTGCAACTTACCCTGGAACTGGGGGTTTTACCGCTAAAACTGAAGCAGATACTTTTATCCCCGAAATTTGGTCGGATGAAATTATTGCCGCTTATCAAAAGAACCTGAAAATGGTTCCGCTGGTCAGAAAGCTTGCTATGACAGGCAAGAAAGGCGACAAGCTTCACATTCCTAAGCCCGTTCGTGGCGACGCAAATGCTAAGGCCGCTGACACAGCAGTCACTATCATTGCAAATACCGAAAGCGAACTTCAGATTGACATTACCCGTCACTTTGAATATTCGCGTCTGATTGAAGACATTGTTGAAGTACAGGCACTTTCTAGCCTCCGTCAGTTCTACACTGAAGATGCTGGTTATGCGTTGTCCGTACAGGTTGACAATGACCTTCATGCAGCCGGTACTGGCTTTGGTGATGGCGGTGCAGTTGTCTTTAGCCCAGCGCCTACGGACTATCAGCACACTGGCTGTTTCTTCAACGACAATGGAACAACAACTCAGTACACCGATGACACTATTGTGCCAACACAAGACGTGTTTACTGATGCGTTTTTCCGTGACATGATCCAGAAGCTTGATGACAACAACGTACCTATGGACGGACGTTCGCTTGTTATCCCACCTTCGGTTCGTAACACCATTATGGGTATCGACCGATACGTGTCTTCTGACTTTGTGACAGGACAAGTCGTTAACTCTGGCCTAATCGGTAACTTGTACGGTGTAGACATTTATGTCTCAGCTAACTGCCGTACTATCGAAGCGGCTGCTGATAACACGGCTGGATCTGCTGATACACGTGCGGCACTTTTGTTCCACACTGACGCTATCGTTATGGCAGAGCAGATGAGTGTTCGTTCACAAACTCAGTACAAGCAAGAGTATTTATCTACTCTGTATACCGCCGACACTCTCTACGGTGTTCAGGTATATCGTCCTGAAGCTGGTTTTGTACTCGCAATCGCTGAGTAATGATACCTGGCCCCCTTCGGGGGGCTTTTCTTCTTTGTACATAATTCTGCTATAGGAACCTCAGATGTCTAACTACTCTAAAACCACAGACTTTGAAGCCAAGGATTCGTTGCCTACCGGTGATTCAGGAAAGATTATTCGGGGTTCTGAATTTGAAACCGAGTTCGATGCGATCTCTACAGCTATTGCGACTAAAGCAGATACGGCAGGGCCTACGTTTACTGGGACTCTAACCTTTGAAACTATCTCCGATGGCACTATTAACGTCACAGCCTTTGTCGATGAAGACAACATGGCATCTAACAGTGCGACATTAATTCCTACGCAACAGTCCGTAAAAGCGTACGTTGACTCACAGCTCACAGCACAAGACTTAGATTTTCAGGCTGACTCTGGCGGTGCGTTAAGCATTGACTTGGACTCTGAGACACTAACCTTTACAGGCGGTACGGGTATTGATACGTCTGGTTCCGGTAACGCTGTTACCTTTGCTATTGACTCTACCGTTGCCACACTGACGGGCACTCAAACACTAACGAACAAAACGCTTACGTCTCCTGATGTAAACACGCCAGACATTGATGGTGGCACGATTGATAACACGGTTATTGGTGGTTCTACTGCAGCGGCTGGATCATTCACAAGTCTATCTGCTACGGGCAACATTACAGTAGGCGGCACTGTAGACGGACGTGATGTAGCAACAGACGGCTCTAAGCTAGATGGCATCGAAGCCTCAGCAGATGTAACGGACACAGCTAACGTCACAGCCGCTGGTGCCTTAATGGATTCAGAGTTGACCAGCATTGCTTCAGTCAAGGCTTTAAACCAAGGCGTAGCTACGTCTGACTCACCAACTTTTGCTGGCCTTACGACTACGGCTAACGTGTCATTCGGCGACAACGATAAGGCTGTATTTGGTGCTGGCTCAGACTTGCAAATCTACCACGATGGCAGTCACAGTTACATTGAAGATGCGGCAGGAACTGGAAATCTTAAACTCAGAACCAACACGCTTCGCATTGAAAACGCCGCTGGGTCAGAGCTATCTGCAACATTCGTGCAGGATGGGGCGGTAACACTTTACAACGACAATACTGCTCGTTTAGCCACAACCTCTACAGGTATTGACGTAACTGGCGTCATTACTACAGACGGCATGACTACCTCTGCTGATATTAATTTAGGCGATGACGTTAGTATAAGATTCGGTGATGTAACAAACGGTGATTTGGTTATCAAGCATGATGGCACTGATTCAAAAATCGCAGATAGAGGCACCGGCGACCTACTTATACAAGGCTCTACAAATCTTAAATTACAAAACTTTGGTGGAACGAAAGATTATTTTACAGGCTCGAATAACGGCGCATCCACAATTTTTCATGATGGGTCAGCTAAACTCGCCACCACATCCTCCGGCATCGACATAACTGGCACTGCGGTTACAGATGGTTTAACTGTGGATGGTGCGGCAACAATCACAACCGCAGATAACACAACTCAACTTACATTAAAAAGCACTGATGATGATGCCGCTGTTGGACCTCGTATGGACTTTACTCGCGATAGCGCAAGTCCAGCCGACGATGATTTGACTGGTCAAATGCGATTCCGTGCTGACAATGATGCGGCGGAACTAACTAATTACGCAATAATTAGTTCAAGCATTGTAGACGCCTCCGATGGCACTGAAGACGGTGGGCTTGAAATTTTTACAAAAGTCGCTGGAACTGACAGAAGTCGGATAGAAATTAACGGCACTGAAACAGTTGTTAATGACGCGAGTCAAGACTTGAATTTCCGCGTTGAGTCTGACAGTAATACTCACATGTTGTTTGTGGATGCGGGTAATAATCATGTCAATGTTGGCGGATCTGCAAACTACTCCTCAAAACTGGCAGTTATTACCGATGATAATTCAATTAATCTTACGCTTGTATCGACAGACGAAGATAGCAATATAGGGCCAAAATTATCATTACGTCGTGATAGCGCATCTCCCGCAAATAGCGATTCGTTGGGAAGAATACAATTTACCGGCGACAATAACGCAGGACAAAATACAATTTTTGGTCAGATCACAGCCATTCTAGAAGACGTAACTGACGGTGCAGAGGATGGAACTTTAGATCTCAATACTATTGTAAATGGATCGAGTACAAGTCGTCTAAAAATAAGGTCTACAGAATCAGTTTTTAACGAAGGCAGTCAAGACATGGATTTCCGTGTTGAGTCTGACGGCAATACTCACGCTTTGTTTGTAGATGCAGGCAATGATCGCGTAGGTATTTTAAATAGCTCTCCCTCCACAGCCTTGGACGTAACTGGTGTTATCACCACAGACGGTATGACTACTTCTGCTGATATTAACTTTGGTGACAATGATAAAGCAGTGTTTGGTGCTGGTTCTGATCTACAGATTTATCATGATGGTAGTGCATCTTATGTTCAAGACACTGGTACAGGCGCACTGTATTTACAAGGCGATGGGGGCGTAAACATAAGAAACGCCGATGGAACCGAAAATAAAGCAGTTTTTGCAAGCGATGGCGCAGTTACTTTGTATCACGACAATGCGGCTAAGTTTGCCACCACCTCCACAGGTATTGACGTTACTGGCACAGCGGTCACAGACGGCCTTACTGTTGCAGGTAACACATCACTTGATGGCGGGACAATCAAGCTAGACGGTAACTTCCCCACAGGAACGGAAAATGTTGCTCTAGGTAACACAGCCTTAAACGCCGCTGAATCAGGCGCAAGTTTTAATATTGCGATTGGCTCTGAAGCGTTGCTGTCTTTGACGACCGGAGATAACAACACGGGGGTCGGACATGATGCCCTGCGAGGCGTAACCACATCATCAAACAACACGGGTGTGGGCTTCCAAGCAGGAAGAGCAATCACCACGGGAACTCGCAACACTTTGTTGGGTGCTAATGCTGGCGATGCTTTGACCGACGCAGATAAGAATGTGGCCGTTGGCACAGATGCGCTTGGTGGCAACACTGTCGGAAGCCGATCAGTCGCTGTTGGTGACTCTGCTTTGCTTGCACAAAACCCCGCATCTGCTTCAGATATGTACAACACTGCGGTCGGCCACGGTGCTGGGTCATCAGTCACTACAGGAATACGCAACACCTTGATCGGAGGTCTTGCAGGTGATGCTTTGACCGACGCAGATAAAAATGTGGCGATAGGTTATTTAGCTTTATCGGGAGATACGCTAGGCAGTACTTCTGTCGCTGTCGGGATGGGAACCCTGCAAAACCAAAACTTCACTTCTGCCACAAACAGTTTTAACACTGCGGTTGGGCATGAAGCGGGTAACGATATTACTACGGGAGTTCAGAATACCCTAATAGGTGGCCTTGCAGGCGATGCAATCACTACCGGGTCTTACAATGTTTGCATTGGAACAAACGGTGGTGGTGGAGTTACCACTGGATCTCAGAATATTTTGATTGGTCAAGGTTCTGGGAATGCGGCCTTAACT